CCTTGGGCTTCACCGGCACGGTTCCAATGCGCGTCCCGCACCTCATCAGAGGCGCCTTCAGGAACCAGCACGATGAAGTTGTCGGACTGCGCGGGGTTCCCGTTCTTGTCCCGGGACACCATCGCCACCACATCCACCGTGGGTTGCGCTGACGCCATCACCGCAGCCCGCGCGCCCTCGGGGGACGCCTTCGTGGTGTCCGGTTTCTGCGCCGCAACTGTTGGTTGCGAACTGTCCCGGGCCGCATTCTCGTCCTTCGTTTCAGCCATTTCACTAACCTCCTAAATGAGTTCCCCGCCGAGGACACCGACGCTGAACGTGAACGACGGCGTCGTCCCGGCAATGACCCACGAGAACCGCAGGTAACGATCCAAGCCGCTCACCGATAGATGCTGGTTTGACACCGTGGTTTTCTGACTGAACGACGCCAACGTGCGCCACGTACTGTTGTCGTCACTGGTTTGGATCGACACATCCAACGTTGGTGTCGTTCCCGACGCTGCGGTCACGTCCAGCACCAACCCCCGTACCTCAGTCCGGTCACCTGTCTCATAAGCGACACCGTTGCCGGTCGTGGTCCGCGCCGCGGACGGGATCGCGGCCGGACTGAACCCCTCGGTGTAAACGAACGTTCCGTCGCTGCGAACGTAAGACACGGCTTCTCCTATCAGGTCGCGCTGTGCTTGTAGGCCTTGACGGCGTTCGGGTCGTCGGGTGCGGCGTCGAGGCGCTGGAACCCGAAGAATCCAACCTGGAGGAAGTCCGCGTACCTCTCAGTGAGGCGCACCATCTGAACGTCCATGACCTGCCGGACGATGTACCCGAGCTCGAAGTCCCCGAACAGGATGCTGATCGCGTTCGCGCCAGGAACGGCCATGCCCTGATCGATGGCATAAGACCAACCGTTGATCTGCGGGGGAAACCCAGGCGCCGGAACCGGCACCCACAACGGGCGACCCTGGGTGTCCTTCAGTTTCCGGATCACCTTCAGGGTGGAGTCGCTCATCAGGTACCGGCAGTTCGGTCCCCGATACGCCGGGTCAATCGAATGCTCAAGGTCGATCAGGTCGTCGTAAATCACTGTCAGGGTCTGCCCGGTGAGACCGGTCTTACCGATCGTGGGGTTCGTTGCGATACCCATAGGCTGCCCTGAGCCGGTGCCGCTGATGAGGTGCGCTGCGATACCCCGACCGAGACGTTGCCCCAGCTTCTTCGGCAACCACGAGTCCAGATTGAACGCGGAGTCCTGCAGCAGCTGGAGGCTGACTAGCACCAACCGGGACGTGTACACGTACGCGCCCAACGTCCGGGACCCGAGAGTGACCGCGAGTTCCGTGACCTGACTGTTTTCCGACAGGATCGCACCGACGTTGCTGGTGTCGTCGTTCGTGGGCCACTGCAACGGGTTACCCGTTGATGTGGTGATCACGTTGGCGTAGTTGAGGAGACCGCCGTAGGCCTTCAACACTTCCGATAGCACGGTCCGGTATCCGGGGGGCACGAGGAACCCACCAGCGGTGGTGGTGCCCACGCCCTGGGCCCGCAGTTCCGGGGAGGCCTGGTTCTGCAGCAGTAGCTGCCGCTCTTCGGTGTCGAGGCGTTCCATACCGTGTCGCAGGTACGTCCCGAAGGCGCGTGAGTATTGCTCCGCGCGCTTCTCTTCCATCTGCTCCGGAGTCTCAACGTCGCCACCGCCGCGGGTTTCCACGACCTGGGAGTAGTCCACCTTCTCCAGCTTCGCGGCCCGCTCGAACCGGTCGATGTCCGCGGAGACCGTGGTCAGGTCCTTCTCCGCAGCGTCCCAGTTGGAGCGGTCTTCGTCAGTCCAGCCCGTTTCGGACTCGGAGCGGGTTTGGAGGTCCTGCATCCGGTTCCAGATTTTGTTTTGCTTCTCAACCAAGCGTTCTAATGCGCTGTCAGCCATTGTGGCTCGCGTCCTTTCGGCATGCCAACAACCCCGCACCTTTCCAAGGGCGGGGTGTGGGGAGTGGGTTAAGTGTTAGCCGACGGGCAGGTGATAGCGGGCGGACATGGCCCGCATCCGTTCGGCCACAGACGGCCCTCGTAGCTGAGTGGACGCGGCCGGCTCAGTCAGGTCGCCTGTTTTTTCGGTGCGAGTGGCCTCAGCCGGCTCGCTAACGTGTCCTAGATCGATGATGGTGGGGCGTAGGTCACGGTCAACACCGCACAACTCGTACAGCTCAGGCCGGTACTGGGCCCGTTGCTCGATCGCGTCGAGGTCACCACGGGACCGCAGGGCCGCGGCGACGGACAGTAGCTCGGCTTGAGTCTTCGTGTAGACCGGTGCGGTAGTCCCAGTCACCTCGACGAGAGCCGCCTCACGGACCTTACGTACCTCTACATCGCTCCCGGTGTCCGAGCGTTCCTTGACCCAGTCGTCACCGCCGGGCACAACCCGGAACCCGAACGACATCCCCGTGATGTTCCGGTTACGCACATTCGCGGCGAAGTCCTTGACGTAAGACAGGCCGTAGTCAAGCGCTGACTCAACCGCCAAGCCGTGATCGTCCGAGCTGAGGATCAACGACCCGGCTGACCGCCGCGACACCACCCGAGCAATATCGTGCTCAATGAGGAACCGGACGTCAGCGTTGTCTTTCAGGGTCTTGTTGAACGCTGTGGGAGTGATCTCCTCGTAGAACCCGAACGTTTGAGGGTTCCCGATAGCCCCCCGGGTGCCGTACACAGCGGCGTAGCCGTGGAAACGGTCCGTTGGTGCGCTGTCATCCGCGGTGACTGTACGGATCTCTAGTTGGGCCACGTCGGCGGACAGGCCACGGTGCTCTTCGGTCGCGTAGCTCAGTCCGCGTTTCATACTTGACCCCTTCGCGGTCGTATCGTTCGCGTACAACGCCGCGAGCTGCTTCTTCGCAGCATCCGGAGTGGGGTGACACCCCGCGGTGGACCCATCACCCTTTTTGATCACGGCGTACTCGTCCATGGAGCATGTCCCGCCGCCCTTGACGATGTTCCACGGCACTACTGCCGCCCTCCTGACCCGACACGACCGTTGTTGCTGGTGTTCGGTTTCGGTTTCGGCTTGTACGGGGCCTTCGGCGCGCCCGGCGCTGCGGGTTGGGTTTGCGCGTCCACCTTCTGCGACAACTGGGCCTGGTGAACCTTCTGCGCGACCTGCGCCTGATCAATCAACTGTGCCAAATGCTGCTGCACCGGGTCCTGAGCGTTACCGGGAGTCATGTCATCGGGGATAGGGACCTCGGACAGGGCTTGTGTGGACGCCGCCGCGGCCGTACCAAGAGGAGTGAAGTTCAGGGGCTGGAGGTAGCCCTTCCCGAGCCCACCAGGTACCGGGGGCCGGTCTTCGAGCTCACGGATCTCATCAACGTTGAACACACCGATCTCCCGCATCGTGCGGTACCACTGCGCCCGCGCCACCGAGTCACCACGCAACAAACCCTCAACGGAGTATTTCGCGTACACCGCGCTCGTCGTGAGCTCTTTCGTGATCCGCTGCTCCGTCGGCGCCAACCACGTCGGATGCAAATCGAACGAGATCCAACCCTGAACCTGCTGCTCCAAACCCGTACCCCAGCTGGTGCTCTTTTCGGTGTCCATCAACATGAACGGCGGCACACCAAAAAACCGGGCAATGTCATTAACCTGGAACTTCCGGCTAGCGAGCATCTCAGCGTCCTGACTCGGCATCGTCACAGACTGAAACGTCGCCCCCGAATCCAACACCGCCACACCATGCGCCCGATCCATCCCCGACACCATCTTCGACCACCGCGTTTGCAACCGCTCAGCATCAGCCTGCTGCAACCGCTGATCCGTCTGCAAAATCCCCGACAACAAATTCCCCGACCCAAACAACTTCGCCGCGTACTGCTCCGCCGCCAAACTCAACCCAATCGCCTGCGACGCCGCACGAATCGGTGACACACCCGTCAAACCATCATAACCCAAACCCGGAATGTGCAGAATCTCCCGCGTCGTCATCGGCTGCGGGACACCATTCTTATCCGTAACCTTAAACACTTTCCCCGACGGGTTCAAATCATTAGGGTTCGCCCGCCCCACCTGCACCCGATCCGGGGGAATAGGCCACAACTCCTGCACCCGCCCCACACTGTCCCGGATCTTCTGCAAATAAGCGTTCCCCCACAAACACCGATGCACAAACGTCAGTTTCCACAACTCGTACGCCGTCATCTCCGGATGCGGATTATCCAACAATGGCGACCCCGCACGATTCAACGTGTCATTCTTATACACATGCAAAGGAAGGGACGCCGCCACACCCGAAATCAGGGTCACACACCGGTACACCGCCGCCATACGCAACGCAGTGTTCTCATTAACCCGGACACCCGAATCAGTCGGGTTCCCCATCCCCAAAGCATCCAACAGGGTCGCTGAAGTCAAAGGTACAGCGGGGTTGTCAAGGGCGCTACGGCGCTCAAACAACCCGAACAGGCTCATGCCACCGTCCTCAACCGTCTATCCAGATCCGCGCCCTGCGCGCGCCGCTGAGAGGACCGTTCACACGCCACCACACCCAAAACCGCACCCAGAATGAGCGCAGCGGGCCAGTAAATCGCGGCGACACCCACCAGGCCGGCGCACACGAAGAGGACTTCGAGGACATTCGGGTCCGTCAACGACCCCCGCGCATACACGAACACCGCGACACACAAACCGGCACACACAGCCCACCACCGGGCCACCGTCACACGCACGAGAGTCAGATCCACAGGTTCGGGGCCCCCTCATCGTCACCAGCGTGCTTCAAATGCCCGAACACAGCCAACGACACCGCATCCAGGGGGCTGATGTCCACACCAGGGGTCTTCCGGTCGAACACCCACGCATCCGACATGTCCTTACGCTTCGCACCCGCCACCGCCGCGTTGAGTTGTGGTTGGTTGAGGTGCCGGAACCGGCCGTCCTCAACCACAGCGTCATAAAGCGCCCCACACGCCGCCGCGCGCTCCCGCCCCGTCAACAACTCAGGCTCGATCCCAGCCTCCTGCAACCCAGGGATCAGAGACCCAGCCGCCGACGCCGGATCAATGATGATGGCGCGCGGCTTGTGGGACTCGTTCAGGGCGATCAGTCGGGGGAGCATCCAGTTGACACCACTGCGGTTCTCAACGACCTCACCGTGCAACAAGCGGTCACCACGGGCGCCGGCAACACCGATCGACCCGTACCCCCGCTCCGGAGTTGCCGCCGCCGCGAACACCACCGGATCCACCAACTGCGACCCAGGATCCGCTAACTGACTCCACAGCTCCGGGTCAAAGATCCCCGCACCATCACCAGCAGGACGCGGCCAAACCCCCAACACCTCACGCGCGAACCCCTCACCAGACATCGACTCACGCAACCGCTGGATCTTCTCCACCGACAAGCGCCCACCAAGCGCCGGGTTCGCAGACGCCCACCGCGACCGATCATCCAAAAAGTGGCGTCGCTCGTCCTCATCAAGAGCGGTCAGCTCATCCAGGTAGCCCGCGAGACCCCAATCACGCCACCCCAGAGCATCCGCCGACCCACCCTCAGCACGCTTCCGCAAAGCATGAAGCACCTCACCGGTATCACCAGTCAACGGCGGCGACGACGCATA